TATCACCATTTTCGGTATAGATGCTTTGGGGATCTCCAAATATTCTATCTTTAAGTCCACCAATAGCATCCTGTGCCTGCCCATTAATGTTTCGTTGGAATCCATTAAAGTCGTTTAAGTAACTTTCAGGTATTGCGAAACTTGTATTGATTGGAGAATCTAAAGATCCTTCTAGATTAGAAAAATCTTGATTATTAAATCTATTGTTATCCTGATTGACACTGGTCTCAGTAGAATTAGAAATTCTTTCTGATCTCCAGTATTTGTAATTCATTGATACATTCACCTTGACTATATCCTTAGAAGCGTAGTCCAAAGAAACAGCCTGCATTTGTTTTGGATAGCACTCAAATAAAGTCGCTTTGTATACTTCTCTGCCATCATTATTCATCGTAATAACATTAATGATTGGAGCAGTATAATCTCTGTAGTAATTAAAGTGTCGAGTATCCTCATCGGAGATTGACTTTATCCACCAGTCAAAAAAGTCTTTGACGATATAATCTGAATCACAGTAGAACGAAAAATTTACATTGCCATAAAGATTCTCATAAGGCACTTCACGAACTTCACCATATGTTCTGATCTGAGCAGTGCTTATGTTTAGATCAGGAAGCTGTGCCTGATCGCAAAACAACTGGATGAATTTTAAGTTTTGTCTAATTGCAGCTGGTATAACATTGGGTACGGCAATATCTACCTTAAACTTGTTAGGGTTAGCCATACCACGAGTTTTAACTTCTGAGATGAATTCTGATAGCATTAAATTTTTCCTAGTGAGTCTTGCCAGACTTGGATTTTAGTGGCACCGACAAATCTCTCAACTGGAAGAAGCATGGCCATGGACCAGTCTTTTGAATTGATTTTCACAAAGGGTGATCTAACATGATCAACCAGATATTCCTTGACGCATGGCTTTGCCAGATTAAATCTAGCCACTCCATTGAGTGTTGCCCATGACATACGTAACTTAGTATTACCGTCCATCTTGTCGTTATTACGAAACTGCTGCAGTCTGTCCAACAGCTTAATACGAATTGGATATGCAAGGTAGTGCATATTCAATCCTCTGAACCCATGCGGTGTTTTAGCAAAAGGAAACACTAACGGAAACCTGTCATAGTACGGAAGGGTATCCTTGTGTTTCGGATCATACATATAAAGATAACAGTTACCTGGAATGATCTGAGACTTATTTTGCGATGGGCTATTCTTCACCAGTTTATCAGGTGTTGAAATTTGTTTGGACAAAAGCAAAACCTGCTGATCGAACCATGTTTTGGAACGATATTTAAGGTTCGGGTCGTAAACTGCTTTGTCAAAGATTTTTTGATATGTATCCATATATTCTATTTATTTGATTCCTAGATGGTGTTCTGTAAGTATCTTGAATTCCCATCCACGATCTTTTGCATATTCTGTTGCTGCTTTCCACTTAGCCTCGTTCTTGCCCCATGTCATTACTTCTGTGATATAACGCTTTGTAACTCTCGTAGGAGGGGTAGGTGGGCGAGTCTGAGAATCTGGCTTAATTTCGACCAGATACGTGGCCAAATTGCCTTCTTTATTACGCACCTGTATCTGAAAGTCTACGAAATAACGATGAATTCTATTGTCGGTAGGACAGACGTACGGAATGATCGTCTCCTCAGACTTCCACTTTACAACATTTTGGTTACGATCGCACCATGAGGCAAACTTTGTTTCCCATGAAGACCGCATTATAATGTTCGTGGGGTCTCCAGAATACTTCTCAGGTTTTGTTGGAACGAACTTTCTTTTATGATACATGGCATTTTTGGCGAATAAATAATAGACTACTCCTCCATTATTTAGAGAAAACATGGCAGACAATTCAACAAATACTGTATCCGATCCAGCACCATCGGTACAAAGTCAACAGCCCACAAAAGCCCCGATTGCTGCTCCTCAGAATGGCGGGAAGTATCATGTTGATTTAATGAACTATCCACCAGAGGTTGGGTCACGTTCTGTTCTAAATCATATACACTTTTATATCAATGTACAGGCAGACTCAAAAGTTACATTGGATAATTCTGTTGAAAAATCTGAGATTCAGCCAGATCGTTCTGCCATGAATAGTATAGTTGGACAGCCAGGAAATGATGCAGACATAAAAAGAAATTTAACTGCTGCTACAGCTGCACAGGGTGCGGTGGTTGCTGGTGGTGCTTCGCTACTCTCTGGTAACGATCTTGTTACAGTGGGTAAAGATATCGTTAAGGGTGGTGTTATTGGTGGTGCAACTGCCATTGCTCAAACTGCAATTTTATCAGGTGCAGGATTAAAATTCGGACAACCAGCCAAACGATTAAAGAATGCTATAGTTCTCTATACTCCACAACAACTTAGTGTGCGTTATGGTATGCAATGGTCCGAGGAAGAAATCGGAATAGCTGCAGCTTTGGCGACCAATCCAGAATTAGCCAATAAGTTAAATGCAGCTGGCGCATCCATGGCTTCTGGTAATGTTGGTGATGGTATGAAACAGGCAGGTGGTGCAGCAGCAGGAGTATTGGCCAGCGAGATTTTAAAGAAAAGTCCAGGTATGTCTGCCATGACTAGGTCTGCAGGTAACCCAAGAAAAGAACAGATCTTTAAAGGTGTGGACTATCGTAGGTTTACTTTTGACTATCAGTTTTCTCCAAGAGACGAAGATGAAGCAAAGGCTGCACTGAACATTATCTGGTTATTCAAGTATCATATGCATCCAGAGTTTAAAGATGCCACAAACTTTGTTTATGTTTACCCATCAGAGTTTGACATTGAATACTATATTGGTGGTCAACAAAATACAAGTCTAAATAAAATTTCATCCTGCGTACTTACAGAGATGAACGTAAACTATTCACCGAATGGAGTATTCTCCACATTCCCTGATGGTACTCCGACTCAAATTAATATGACTCTTAACTTCGTTGAACTAGAGACATTAACCAAAGAACGTATACAGGCTGGTCTATAATGTACTTCGACAATTTCCAAAATATGTACTATGACTTCTATAAAGCAAATGGAGAAGTCGACTATGTAAAATTAAAAGACATTACTGAGAACGTAAGGTTTCGAAAAGAAGTTTTAGAGAACATTAGTCTCTATGAGTACTATGATATGAGTGATACGGATACCCCAGAAATCGTTTCAGAGCACTTCTACAAGTCTCCAAACTATCACTGGATCGTAATGGTTGCCAATCAGAAGTATGATTACGTTGAAGATTATCCAATGCCGATTGATAGGCTGGAAAAACGAATAACAGACAAATATGGTTCTGGGAATGAATATGATACACACCACTATGAGTACAATGGTTGGGTGGTTGATAACATAAGTTACCCACAGGCATCCGCTGTATCAAATTATGATTATGAATTTTCACAGAATGAAGCCAAGCGCAGGATTAGAATTATTAGCCCAGCAATGTTAGATACTGTAATGAAACAATTTAGAAGTATTACATAATGCCACAAAAAGATGGATTAAGGTTTGCTGGTGATGTAGACATTGAGGAGATTGCGATAATATCTGCCAACGGCAGGGCTGTTGCAGTTACCAATATGATGGCTGAGTTGGAGATATTTGAGGATATCTTTTCTCCATGCGTAACTGGCACACTTACCTTAACAGATACTGTTGATCTGGTTAACTCTTTTCCATTCGTTGGGGAAGAGAAAGTTGTCATAAAAATTAAAACTCCTGGCATCCCGTCCAAGGTAAAGGAAGCAAAATTCGATCAGCAATACTACATCTACAAGATGTCAGATCGTAAAGTGCTTGGTGATAAGAACGTATTCTACGTACTCCACTTCTGCTCATTCGAATTGCTGGCTGATGCCAACATTAAACTTTCTCGATCTTTTGATGGCAAAATCTCTGATATAGTCAAGAAGATTATGAAAACGGAGATCATTAAATCTGATCTAGAACTTCAGGTCGAAGAAACTAAAAACTCGTTTAAGTACATATCCAATTTTTGGTCACCATACAAGAACATAAACTTTCTAACTGAAAGAGCAATCAATGCCAGTGGTGTTCCAAACTATGTGTTCTTTGAAAACCGCAGAGGTTTAAACTTTGTTTCACTCTCTGGAATCTTCGCCACCAAGCCCCATGAGTCATATGTATACGACTCCTTTGAACGTAAAACAACCGATCAGGGTGGCAACCCATTACCGCATGGTTCTGTGGCAAACCCAGATGCATCGTTTTCTCGTATAGCTGATTATACGATTGAGACAGGGTTTGACTACATAGAAAGAATTAGTAGTGGTATGTTTGGTAGTAAGATGATTGCTCATGACATTACCACCAAAAAATATTCTACACAAAACATAGATATGTTTAAGAACTTTGAAACTGAGAAACATCTGAACAAGTATCCTGTATCAACGAAGGATGTTCTTGCTCGCTATAACTCAAACATCTACAACTACCCTAAGTACAATAGTAGCATGAGTGGCTTCGGGGATGATGGTTCTCAAAATTGGTTACAGCGCAGAGTATCGTTAATGGCTCAAACCAATGCATACAGAATGACAGCAGAAATTCCAGGTCGTAGTGATATCACAGTTGGTCTGGTTGTTGATGTTACCATTTACAAATCTTCTCAGATAACTAAAGGCGAACAAAACGAAGATATGATTGATACTATGTTTTCTGGGAATTATCTTATTAGTGCAGTGAACCATCGTATTACTCGTGAGAAGCATACAATCCATATGGAACTGTTAAAAGATTCATTGATCGTTGATCCAAAGACAGGTAAGAAATGAAATTATATACTGGTGTAGTTGAAAATCGTAGAGATCCACTAAAGCTGGGTCGTTGTCAGGTTCGTATTGTCGGTCTACACACCGAACAAAAATCAGTACTACCAACTAAAGATCTCCCATGGGCATTCCCTATGCAGCCAGTTACCTCTGCTGCCATGAATGGTATTGGTCATGCACCAGTCGGTCCAGTTGAAGGTACATGGGTCATTATCTTTTTCAGAGACCTAGACGAACAGCAACCAATTATGATGGGTACGATTGGTGGTATCCCTCAGGCTGATTCTAAAAAGATAGATGAGTTTACAGACTTTGTTGAATTGTTTCCAAGCGCCATTACATCGGCTGGAGATAAATCCAAAGATGTTCCACAAAACGTAGTAACAGATAGTTCTGGATCTCCAGTTACAACTGGCACAGGTGGTGTAGTTACCACTGGTACTGCCGATACTCCAAATCAGGCTGCAACAAAATCAAATCAGGCATCAGATGCAGCAGCAACCACTCCTGATATCCCTGGATCACCACCATTCGGTAAACGTGATGGTTCTGATGTTGTTATTTCGCAAAAATCTTATGCAGGTATTGTGGCATTGGGTAAAGCCATGGACGCTGCAGGCATTACTGGCAAATATGCTCGTGCTTCTATTCTTGGTATCGCCATGGGCGAGTCCGCATGCGTACCTCAGGTAGAAGCATATAACTATCCTGATCCAGTTTATCTAAAGAGAGTTTTTAGTTTCCTCACAGATGCGGAAGCAGAACGATTGGCAAAAGCCCCAAGCAAGGGTATTACCAGAGAACAATTCTT